TGTTGATCTTTCTGACCATGTCACATCAATTACTCTTAACCGCACATTCGATGAGCTAGAAGTAACTGCAATGGGTGACACAGCACACAAGTTCGTTAAGGGCTTGGAAGCATCATCTGTAACAATCGACTTCCTAAATGACACAGCATCAGCGAATGTATTGGCAACACTACAAGCTGCATGGGGTACAACAGTCACATGTGTATTCCTACAGGAAAAGGGAACAGCAGTATCTGCTACTAACCCTCTTTACACAGTGTCACTTCTAGTGAACAACACAACAGACATCAATGGTGCTGTTGGCGATATGTCCACACAGTCGATCACATTTACTGCTAACTCAACAGTTGCAGTCGCCACAACAGGCACATTCTAAACAAACTATAAAGGGGCAAACTCATGGCAAAACTAAAGATAGTTCGTACAGATGGAAGCGTATTGGAAGGCGAGATCACTCCAGCAGTGGAGTACTCATTCGAGCAGTACGCTAAAAAGGGCTTTCATAAGGCGTTTCGCGATGAAGAAAAGCAAAGCGATGTCTATTGGTTAGCATGGGAAGTAACACGCAGGTCAGGTGAAACTGTTAAGCCTTTCGGGATTGAGTTTATCGAGACACTTAAGAGTGTTGAGGTATTAGACTCTGACCCTTTAGCTTAAAGCGCGATCTTCCGTTCACCTATCTAATCGCTAGGCTAAGCATTAGGTTGGGAATCGCGCCACAGCAGTTATTAGATCTAGATAAGACCATGCTCGATGCATTAGTGCAAGGGCTCAAGGATGAAGCGAAAGAGGTGAGCGATGCCAGCAAGCGTCAAGGGCGGCGTTGAACTTCGTAAAGCTCTCCGTAAGTTCACACCTGATCTAGCTAAAGAAACCCAGAAAGAAATCAAGACAGCAATCAGACCAATTAGCCAATCAGCTAAAGGTTATGTTCCCGACCGTGGAGAAGTTTTAAGCGGATGGTTGCCCAGACAAATGTCTGAGGGAACATTTCCTACCTTTAATCCTTCTGAGGTTCGCTCACGCATCGGCTTTAAGACAAGTCCATCAAAGGCTAATTCAAGAGGATTTAGATCTTTAGCTCAAGTTTTCAACAAAAGCCGAGCAGGATCTATCTATGAGCGAATGGGTAAGTTGAGTCCTGACAGTCGATTCGTTCTTAACCAAGATGGGAAGTTTCGTGCCCCGCTTAAGGGCAAAGATCGCATGCAAGGTCGATTGCTTTATCGTGCCTATGATGAAAACAATGGCAAGGCTAGACAAGGCGTTCTTAAAGCCATTTCATCTGCTGCTACAAAACTTAATCAACGAGCAACAGTGAGGGGCTAATCATGGCAAATGTAGTCATTGATATTGCAGCAGAATTCACCGGCAATAAAGCCTTCAAGCAAGCGGACAGCGCGACAACCACACTCACTAAAAATGTAAAAAAACTTGCAGGAGCAGTAGGTCTTGCTTATAGCACTCAGGCTATTGTCGCTTTTGGTAAAGCCGCAGTTAAAGCCTTTGCAGAAGATGAAGCTGCTGCATTAAGACTTAACCGAGCAGTTGAAAATTTGGGCATTGGTTTTGCCAATCCCGCAATTAGCAAGTACATAGCAGCTTTAGAGAAATCTGCTGGTGTTGCCGATGACATCCTTCGTCCTGCGTTTCAGGGTCTATTGACCACAACTGGATCATTGACTCAATCTCAGAAACTTCTCAATGATGCGATCACAATTAGCCGAGCATCTGGCATTGATCTAGCAACAGTTACCGAGGATCTTGGTAAGGGTTACATAGGTATTACCAGAGGACTTCAAAAGTACAACACAGGTCTTACTAGAGCAGAACTTCAATCCAAGTCATTTAATGAGATTCTTGGGGTAATCCTAAAGCGATCAGCAGGTGCAGCAGAGGATTACCTAGAAACTACTGCTTACAAATTCGACATCTTAAGTGTTGCATCAAGTAATGCATCTGAAATCATTGGTGGCAGCTTAGTCGATGCCTTTGCTCTTATCGGTGGTGGTACAGAAGCCAGCGATGCCGCTGCTGCTATCGAGACCATCGCAACTGCCTTAAGCAAGATCATTGTTCAGTCTGGACGCACTATTGGCGTAATTCCTACTCTGATAAAAAACCTTAAGAATCTTGGTAAGAACATATTCTTTGGTTTTGCAGGTGCTCAGTTTGGCGTAAATGTAACGCCACCTGCTGATAAGAAGGAAGAAGCCAAACTAACGCTGACTGAGAAGAAGCAACAAGAACTTCTAGCAAAACTTGAAAAAGAATCGCTTAAGCGCGAGAAGGAAAGACTAGCTCTGCTCAATAAGCAGAATGCAGCTAAGAGACTGCAAGGTGTTATCGATAAAGCCAACCTTGCTATTGGCAAAGGCAAAGATGTCTTTGATCTTGACCAGATCCAAGTTGCAGCAGCACTTATTAACCAAGCTGAGCAATTAGGCAAGGCAACCAGCGCATCACAGGCTTTACAAATTGCTAATGATACTGCTCGACTTAATGTCAAAAAATCAATTCTTGCTTTGGAAGAAGCGATTGCTAGCAAAGATGAAGCATCAATCATAGCTGCAACAAATAAACTGAATGCAGACCTTAAAGTGCTTGGTGCTTTAACAGGTCAAAGCGCAAAACTCTCAGACATAAAGTCAATCCTTGAAAGCCTTAAACCAAAAGATCTAATCAATTTGGCTAACCTAGATGCTGCTATTGCTAAGATGATGGAATTACTTAAATTGCAAGGCACAAAAAAAACCGAGACTGCAACTCAAACTGCTACTAGGGCTTTGACTGAGTTTGAAAAATGGGTTGATAAACAACCTGTAAGTACATCAACTGCTGATTTATTTGCCGACCTTAAATCTGATGAAAATTGGTGGAAAGAAAATGGTCCAGCGTTTCTCGGTTATGAACCATTTATAGGGGCAAAAATTCCTACCACTATGCCTGAAACATCAGGTGGCTCAGGTGTTGGTCTAGGTAACACTGGCACAGGGAGACAAATTCCTATCCAAGCTGGTGTGAACATTACAGTCAATACTGGAATCGGTGATCCAGAGGCTATTGCTAGAGCCGTTGAAGATGTTGTCCGTCAGTCATATCAGCGAGGCACTAGCTCTACAGGACTTCTAGCCGTATGACATGGCTTCCAGAGTGGCGGATAACAGTCGGTACGACTGTGTACACCAATGTAACTGGGGTAAGTGTTACTACGGGGCGCATCGATATTGATCGCCAATGTCAAGCAGGTTATGCTCGCATGGACATCATTAATTCGACAAATGCACTTTTTGACATAGATGTTACAGATTCCCTGACTTTAGAGCTTAAAGATAGCGGTGGCACTTATGTGCCTGTATTTGGTGGCACAGTCTCAGATTTTTCAACCTCAGTCAGAAGCCCAGAGGAATCAGGTTTTGTAACCATCGGCACAATCCTTGCAGTGGGTGCTTTGGCTAAACTGCCTAAAGCCATCTACACAGATTCTGTAGCACACAATCTAGATGGTGAGCAGATTGCAATTATTCTTGAAGATTTATTAGTCGGTGAGTGGATAGAAGTGCCAGCTGCTCTTACATGGGCAACCTACAATCCAACGATCACATGGGCTAATGCTGAGAATGTGGGACTAGGTGAGATTGATACTGGTCTTTATCAGATGGACAATCTTTCAGCAGCAGATCGCAACACCCAGACTTTAGTCCAGCAGATAGCAGACAGCGCACTCGGTAATCTTTACGAGGACAAGCAAGGGCGCATAGGCTATGCAGATGCGGATCATAGAAGTAACTACTTAGCAGCTAACGGCTCAACCCAGTTAGACGGCAACTACGCATCTCCTGCCAGCGTTAAGTCAATTCTTCAAATTGGCAAGATTCGTAACAGCGAGATTGTGCGTTATGGCAATGACTACGGCAGTACATACTCAGCCACAGACGATGCTTCCATCACCGCCTATGGTCGCTACCAAAGAACATTCGATTCCAACATCCGCTTTTTAGCGGACATCGAGGACATCATCGAGCGCGATCTAGCACTGCGCTCAACACCTAGAACACAGCTTGATCAGATCACTTTTAGACTTGACAATCCTCTTATGCCAGATGCCTTAAGAGATGACCTAATTAACCTTTTTTTCGGTGAGCCAGTAGTTATTATTAACCTTCCCTTCAACATGTTCGAGGGGTATTTCTCAGGCTTTGTAGAGGGCATATCTATAAGAGCCACACCTACATTTGTAGATGCAACTATCTATGTCTCACCTACAGACTTCTCTCTTATAGCCCCGACATGGGCAACAGTAATTCCAACTAACACCATCTGGAGTGGCGT